TACGATGTTCACTAGGAGGAGATAGTGGCTGAAATTATTCAAGCTCCTGAATTAATAAAAATTTTAAAAGAAGCAGGTATAGAAGTATCTGCTAGTAATTTATCTAGAGCAGCTGAACTTTATGGTCTTAAAGAAGCTCCTAAATTAGCCAGCACTTATTATGACAAAAGGTTTCCTAACGCTAAGGGGAGAACTGTTAATATTACTAAAGGAATTTATTATAAACCCACAGCTGCTGAATTAAAAAATATTAAAAAACAATATGATATTAACAAATTAAAAAATTCTACTTCGGGAGAAGGAAAAACTCAATTTTTAAAAAGACAAAAAGCTGCCACTCAATTATTAAAATCAGGTAATTATACTATGGGTCAAGCTAATGAAAAATTAAAAACAATGTTTCCTGGGATTACTAGTATGAAGGCTACTTTAACTCAGCTAGCTAAAAATATAAAAGGAATTCCCAGCGGAAAAGAAGGCCCAACTGCTACTGTTGTTAAAAAAGTAACAAATGCTTTAAATAAATTAGATAAATCTGAGATTAGAACTTTAATAAAAAGTAATAATTACACCCCTAATCAACTTATTAACAAAACATCTAAAATTTTAAAAATTGATGACAATTTAGCAGCCAGAAGATTAGGCCAATTAGTTGAAGCATATAGAGGAGATACAAAATATATTAATGCTACTAATGAACTGTTAGCAAGACACACACACAAAATTACAAAAAGTTTGACCCAAGGACTATGGGGAGGAATTGGAGGTGCTTTAGTAAGAACTTTAAATGAAACTAAAGTTGCTCAGGCTTTAGATGAAAAAAGAAGTTTTTTTCCTAGTGTTAAAAAAAGAATTGGAGAAGTAATAGGAGCTGGAACAGGTTATGAAACAGATGTGGTAAAAAATTTAGCTTCTTCCGCAAGGCATGGAACATCTCCTTATAGTATTTTTATTCAAAGCATTAGGGGAGATTTAAATAAAATTAAAGGTAGACGATTAGATCATATGTTGGGAACTGCAGAAAAAAAAATGCAAGCTGCAACAACAATGGTTGAAAAGAAAAAAATAGCAGAAGCATATAATAAGGAAGCAAAAGATTTTGTAAATAAAGCTAATAAAAATTTAAAAAAAGGACAACTTCCAGTTAGGACTATGGAAATTAGTTTTGATGCACCATCAAAAACAATTAAAAATAAAAAAGCTTATGAGTTATGGGGAGATGTATATGATGACATTCATGCAACACATGGTTATTCTTTTAAAGTACCAAAAGATTTAAGAACTGTTTATGATGTGGTACCATTTATCAAAAGCGGAAAAGGACAAATACAAATTGCAAAAGCAATTGCACAAAATGCTCCTCGGTTAATTTCCGCAGCCCCTTATGTAGCGATACCTGCGGTAGCAGGTGCGTTAGCTTATGGAATGTTAAAACCAACTACCGCTGCTGCAGAAGAAAAAGAATTACCAAAACCAGAAGAAGTTCCATCAGTTAAATATAATAAAGAAGTAGGAGCTTTCCTCGATCCGCAAACCGATGACAAGGTATCGCAGGCCGGCTTACTAACATGGGCGGTAGAGAATCCAATTCCTGTCGTAGCGGGAACAGCGGTTACGGGTTTGGCTACTAAAAAAGGACGAAGTATAGGGAAAGGCGCTTTAAAAAAATTAGCGGCGTTAGGAGCTCCCTTACCGACGGCGGCCATCGATGCATACTTTATTAATAAACAAATTGAAGAAGGAAGAGATCCATCTGAAATTGCAAAAGATCCTTTTAACTGGTTAGGGTTGGCAACGATGTCTCCTTTAACAAAAGCTGCAGGATTAGCAGATAAAAGCGGTAAGTTAGCTTCTGTAATGAGACTTGGAATGAGTCCAGGAATGATCAGGGGTGCAAGTCGATTTTTAGGTTTACCCGGATTAGCTCTAAGCACCGGTTTAACCGCTTATGACCAGTATCAAAAATACAAAAACAAGGAAGGTTTTATATATGACCTTTTCAATCCAGAAGAAATTGACAATGCTAAAATATCAGGATAGAACCCTTTCAGGTGTTGAAACAATCAATAAGAGAGTATAGAATAGTTAAATGGCTAAAATAGAGAAACCATTACCCAATACTAAAACTACCGTTGAGATTCCAGGAGAAGTGGAAATCGAAGAAGAAATTAAAGAAAAAATTCAACAAGTTGATAGTGAAGGAAAACCCGTTGAAATAGAAATGACGGAAGAAGGAGGCGCAGAAGTCTCTTTTGACCCTGCTACAGCTTCGCCTCAAGGGGGAGAAGATCACTATGCCAATTTGGCAGAATTTTTAGAAGATAGTGTTTTAGATGATTTAGGTTCCAAACTTACCGACGATTATAGAGATTATAGAAATTCAAGAAAAGACTGGGAAGATAGTTATCGAGAAGGTTTAGATCTTTTAGGATTTAAATATGATAGAAGAACCGAACCTTTTAGAGGCGCGTCAGGCGTGACTCACCCAGTACTTGCTGAAGCGGTTACACAATTTCAAGCAACAGCTTATAAAGAATTATTACCTGCTGACGGACCTGTCCGAGCACAGATTTTAGGCGATGTGAATGAAGCGAAACAAGATCAAGCGCATCGTGTAAAAGATTTTATGAATTATCAACTTATGGATCAGATGAAAGAATATGAACCTGAGTTTGATCAAATGCTTTTTTATTTACCCCTCGCCGGCTCTACATTCAAGAAAGTCTATTACGACCAACTTTTAGGTAGGGCCGTTTCCAAATTCATCCCGGCGGATGATTTGGTGGTACCTTATGCTGCCACTTCTTTAGAAGATGCGGAAGCGATTGTACACGTTATTAAAATTTCTCAAAATGATTTACGTAAACAACAGGTTTCAGGATTTTATCGAGACATTGAGTTAGGGGAACCTCCAATTACAGAAAATGAATTAACTAAAAAAGAACATGAACTTGAAGGGATTACCAAAGATAAGCAAGACGATGTTTATACTTTAATTGAAGTTCATACCAATTTAGATTTAGAAGGCTATGAAGATGTTGGTGAAGACGGAGAACCAACGGGTATTAAATTACCTTACGTCGTAACTGTTGATGAAGCTAATTTTAAAGTTTTATCCATTCGAAGAAATTATAAATTAGATGACCCTTTAAAAAATAAAATAAATTATTTTGTTCATTTCAAATTTTTACCAGGATTAGGTTTTTATGGTTTTGGTTTAATTCACATGATTGGTGGATTATCTAGAACAGCAACTTCTGCATTAAGACAACTTTTAGATGCAGGTACGTTAGCCAATCTTCCTGCCGGATTTAAAACAAGAGGCATAAGAGTTCGAGACGATGCACAACCTTTACAACCGGGAGAATTTAGAGATGTCGACGCTCCGGGAGGCAATATTAGAGACTCGTTTATGCAGTTGCCTTATAAGGAACCTTCACCAACCTTATTACAATTGATGGGGATTGTGGTTCAAGCGGGCCAACGATTCGCGAGCATCGCAGACAATCAAGTAGGCGATATGAATCAGCAAGCGGCTGTCGGAACAACCGTAGCGCTACTTGAAAGAGGATCAAGAGTGATGTCGGCGATTCATAAAAGATTGTACGTCGGACTTAAACAAGAATTTAAATTATTAGCGCAAGTTTTTAAAACTTATTTACCCCCCGTTTATCCTTACGATGTTCCTAATGCGAAAAAAGAAATTAAAGCAACCGATTTTGATGACCGTGTAGATATTCTACCGGTAGCCGATCCGAATATCTTTTCTCAAACACAAAGAATTTCGATGGCGCAAATGCAATTACAACTGGCACAATCGAATCCACAACTTCATAACTTATATCAAGCGTATCGAAGTATGTATGAAGCGGTTGGAGTTAAAAATATTAATGCCATTTTACCGGCGCCGCTGAAACCGATTCCAATGGATCCTGCTTTAGAACATATTGTAGCAATGTCAGGAAAACCTTTTCAAGCTTTTGGTGGACAAGACCATAAAGCGCACATCGATGCCCATTTACATTTTATGAGTTTAAACATGGTGCAAAATAATCCACAAGTTATGGCAGCGATACAGAAAAATATTTTAGAACACATTTCCTTTATGGCCCAAGAACAAGTTCAGTTAGAATTTGTAAAAGAATTACAAGAATTACAAGCCCTTCAACAACAAATGGGACCTGTCATGCAAAACCCGCGAGCCGCGCAGCAAAATCCGCAAGTGATGCAAGCGCAACAACGTATTCAACAGTTAACTAATCAGATCGAAGCGCGAAAAGCGGTGTTAATTGCTGAAATGACGGAAGAGTATGCGAAGGAAGAAAACAAAATTACCGGTGGTTTCGGTGGCGATCCATTAATGAAGCTAAAAGCGAGAGAATTAGACCTTAGAGCGATGGATAACGAGCGTAAAAAAGAATATGACGAAGACCGAATCGGTTTAGATACTATGAAAGTCATGGTGGGCGACCAACAACACGATGAAAAGCTAGAACAGAACGAAGATTTAGCTCATTTACGTGCAGATGTATCTCTAACAAAACAACAAATGGCAGATCGCAGTAAACGTCATGATTTTGGTAGAAATTTTAAGAAAAAGTAAGTATAAAAAGAAAAAGGAGATAATTATGAGTAAAGATTGGCAAAGAGGATCAGGATATGTTGATGCACCGAAGATTACAAAAGAATTAGGTGCTGGAAAAGATGGATATCCAAAAGGTGGCGTTAAAATTGAAGCTACTGATCCTATTGAAACTCAAACGGTTACCGTTAAAGGTACAAAACGTTTGAGATCCGATAAAAAACCAGTTAAAGCTAAGTGGTTCTAATATGTGGTTTAATCTAGCCGGAATGGCTCTAAAAGCTGGAGCTAAAATTTATTCCAATAGACAAAGAACTAAAGTGGCTATGTCTGATGCACAATTATTGCATGCAGAACGTATGGCCCGAGGTGAGGAATCTTACCA